TTCAGGTGCAGAATAAGGCGAACACAACTCCGTTCACTTATGGAATGCCTGAAGCTAGGTCACAAACGTTTGTTAATGGTGCTCCAGTTATGATTACGATTGGAGCTGATCCTGATGGTGTAGGATACGTGAAAGAGTGGGACGCGGCGACTTTTACAAACGCGATCCTTGGCGTATCTGAATCCGCAGGTGCTAACTACGCAACTGGTGGAGCGGGTGCGCCTACTCCTCCTTGGGGTGGAATTACTGGAAGTGGCGCAGTTCAAACATATCCAAATCCTCCAATTCCAAACCAGCCAAATGCTGTAAACATCGCTCTTGGTACACCTGTAGCAGATGGACGCACTTTGTTCATGTCCCCTGACGCGGATAATGTATTCGAGGCGATTTTTGACAATTCCAACGGCTCTGTAGCTGCTGATTACACTCCAACGCAGGCAGATATTGGCAAACTTTATGGAATGACGAAGGATGCGAATAGGTTCTGGTATGTGGATAAGAATAAGGCCACTGCTGGAACCAATACCTGCGTGCAAATTGTTGGTATCAACACTTCTGATGGCTTTAGCGTTAATGCTAGAGTTCGTTTTGTGTTTGTACCAGCGAACGCCGTCCAAGGCTTCTAGAAGACCGCGCTGAGAGCGCAGAAAGGATATCTGAAAAATGCCTCAAGTTAGGGCGAAGTTTCCTCAACTCATGCAGCCGGGATTAAAGAAGATTTATTTCGATTCTCTCGACTCTCAGCTCAAGGCATCTGATTATCCGAAGGTCTTCAATGAAGAAAAATCGGATCAGCAGTATGAGCAAGAGCTGGAAATGGCGGGAATCTCTGCTTTACAAGAGAAGCCCGAAGATGCTTCAACTGTTTATACAGAGATGAAGCAAGGTGGAACGAAAAGATTCGTCCATCTCACTTATTCTCTTGGGATTAGAACTTCCCGAGAACTTTACGATGACGATAAGTATGGCCTAACGGGTAAGAAAGGGCCACAACTTCTTGCGCGGTCTGCTGCTTTTACGCAAGAGATGGTAGCATGGAATGTCTTTAACATGGGATTCACATCCTCTGTACAAAGTGTTGATGGCAATCCACTCTTCTTCAATCAACATCCACTTCTAGGTGGTGCAGCAGCTACAAACTTGGCGCCTGGAGCAGCTGGTGTAATTTCTCTAGCTGGCACTTGGCCTAATCGTCCAGCTGTTGATGTAGATTTTAGCGTAGCTGGACTTCAACTCGCCACAAATCACGCAGCTCGTATGATTGACAATATGGGATTTCCCATTCGTTTGCGTTGGGAGAATCTCATAACTCCTCCAGAGCTACGCTTTCTGGTAAGAGAGATCTTGGGATCTCCTGGTAAACCTTACACATCAGATAATACAATCAATTCTCTGTTGCCTGAGGATTACAAGAATCTTGAGATTCCGTGGCTCAATTCTCCATCGAATTGGTACTTAGTCGCGGCGAAAACTGATCATTCAATGCGTGTCTATCATCGTGAGCGTCCTTCTACAGATTTTGACGATGATTTCGACACAGATGCGATCAAACAAAAAACTCGCCTGAGAATGAGTGCCGGTGCTACAAGATGGCAAGGAGTCTGGGGCACGCAGGGTCCAGTTATAGCATTTTGCGCCCTCAGTCTTGGCGCAATGCTAGGTTCTGCGCTAGGCTCATTATTTGGAGCTTGTTGAGGAGTTGAAAAATGGAAGGTAAGGTTTGTATTCAATGTGGACAATTGAAAGCTTTAACATCCTTTGATGTGTCTTTCGATGGGCAAAATGCTAAGTATGGTTTTACTCAAAGAACGTCATATAAAAGTAGATGCAAAGCTTGTTATGCGTTAAGGGATAGACTTGGAACAAAGATGAAGTTCATAGCAATGTATGGAAGTATTTGTATTTGCTGTGGAGAATCTGATCCGAGATTTTTAACTCTTGACCATGTTAAGGATGATGGTAATATACACAGAAAAGATTTTGCGTGTAATCAGATTATGGCTGTGGCTATTAAGCAGCATAGACCTGATCTTTACCAGATTCTTTGTTACAATTGTAATTGTGGAAAAAGTTCAAATGGTGGTACTTGTCCACATAAAGATATAACTCTTCAAGAGTATGTTGATTCTGTAAATAAACTTCTTGAAGTAGTTAAAAAACCTGCTGTTGGTGAAAAACGAGTTCGTCTTACTGCTCAACAACAGTTAATGGAGCTTTTTAAAAATATACCTCCAGAACAATTGGAGGCGTACTTGAAACGTATACACGGTCCATAAGCTGCGTGGGCAGTCTTATGTGCGAGGGGGAAGAGGTTAACCTGCTCCCCATCTTCTCCCTCTATTTTTTAGGATGAATTCCATGTCCTATCTTGGACTAAAGCGAAGCTTCTTACAAGGTCCGTGGCATCATTGTGCGAGGTGTGATAGAAAGACGCACATTTCTGAAATGTCATGGCAGCGTGGATTACTTCTCTGTGATCAATACTGCAAAGATACTGAGTTAATAGGTCAGCGTGATGTAAGAATTGCTCAAGTTTTAGGGGATGGGAAAGAGGAGTACGTGCCTGTTCCCAAACTCCGTAATCCTGATACGTTCATGGAAGAAGAGGATTTCATCCTCTAGAAGGAGATTTGGAAATGCCAAATACTGATCAATATTGGCAGGCTGATACTCCGTTTCCCGATCAAGAAATCTTTGTAGGAGCTACGGAGTTTAAAGATTTAGCGGGCGTTGCGACCTTTGCTTCTGCTGGAGCAGGGTTGCTATCGTTGAATCTTGGCACAGCTGCTGCTGGAAATTTCTTTGCAAATATCACGGCAGCTTTGAAAAGGACAGGAGTTTTAGCAACTCCAGCATTACAACAATCGCAATTTGGTACAGGTGCATCTATGCCTGGACCTTCAGGTGTTGCTAACACAACCGATCCTGAAGGAATTCGCGGATTTCCACCTTTTCCAGCATCTAAACTTCCAACTTTAATTGGAGCGCAAACTGGTCCAATAGTAAAGGGCATTCAGGTAAACTCTGTGGATTTGCTCTATAACATTGGTACTGTAAATGCTGGACTTGCTCAAGTTGGACTCACAATTACGAACTTCATCGACAACAATGCTGCGACTCCAACTTCAACAAACATTATCGCTCTTGGAGCGAATGGAATGCCAACAGCATTTCGCGCGAATTACTATCGTTTCAATGTTCCTGTAACATCTCCAGCGATGGTAACTGCTTTTGATAGTGAGTTAATTGCGAATGTGAAACTCACTGCTGGATCTGGTGGAACAGTTGTTTTCTATGGAATGGTTGCGAAATGTTCGTTTAATTTTGCATAAGGAGGGACTATGCCTTTACCGGGAACAAATGATTACAGCGGGCGAATACTCCGTCTAGTTACAACAGGCACGATTCCTCTTGCGAACTTTAAAGTCAAAGGAGGAGTTTGGACTGGCGGAACTGCTGCTGATATCTTCTCAATGGTAGATGAGGCGGGAAGACAGTACGATTGGATATTTCCTACCGCTGGAAATGTTCAAATAAGTGAGCTTGGATGGATGTCTGGTCCTGTTACCATCACAGCTTTGCCTCATGGAGAAGTGCAGCTCTTTCTTGGCACAGGAAAGTAAAGCTTCCCTGAGCGGGGAACTTTTAAGGAAGCATCTATGGGACTCTTAAAAACAACCAAACTGGATAACGGAATGGTTGGGTTTGAGTGTATTTATGGTGGTCTAGAAGCGCCATTCGGTGGAATTGATGCTTCTAGTCCTAACCCTAGATACATTGATCCTAAGTGTTTTGCAGATGCTTCCAATTTTTTGATCATTAATAATGAGCTTTGCTGCTGTTTTACATCTGGCGTAAATCAATGGCCTAGCTTCGCTCCTGCTGTTCCTCCTTCTGATTGGAATCCTTGGCCGTTAGCTCCTACTTCAGCTAGTCCTGGAATACTTCTAGGAATGGGAAAATTAGAATGCGAAGCCATAACTAAAACATGGGCGTTATTTAGCTCTCCTAATGTTGATAGCTCAAATTTCTATCATTATAGACTTCTTGTCTGGCAATCTGATGGTTTTGCAGCTACAGATGGATCTATTCCAGCGAATAAGATGAGTTATTATGATTTCACAATAGTCGCAAATACAGTGACTTTTCCTGCTCAGCAGGCTCAATGTGTGCTAACAGTGGGATGGAATGGCTCTCTTACAGCAGTGCCAACGCTTCCAGTAGCAAGTACTCCTGTACCTTGGGATCCAACTAGTCCTGCATCACCTACTACACCTCCTGCGGCAGATGGTAAAATCTACGAAGTTGATGATTGGAGCACGAATGTAATTGCTCCAGCAGGATATACTCTTAATTTTGGATTACCATTTTATGCAATATATCCTCCAACGAACGCTGGAGGTACAGCACCTGCGCATCTTCCTGGAATTGCTGATGTTGTAACTGGAATTATAACGAATATTAATACTTATATTGGCTTGCCGTTTAAAGCAACTGCTGGACCAGGAACTAATCAAATAACGCTTACAGCGTTTACTCAAACTGGATTACCGTCAGTAGATGGAGCAGCTGGAAATTCTCTACAAATGGATGATGCGCAACCTACTCCTATGCTATTTGGATGGTTTCCTAATGTTGCAAATGCGCCTTTTACAAATGGAGCGTTTACATCTACTTATCTTAGTGGCTTTTATAAACCACCAAATCCTTTTACGCAAGCTGCATTTTCAATCAGCGCAACTGCTTTTGAAGGTGGAGAAGATGCTAAATCTTATGTAAATGGGCCAATTCAAAATCTCACATGGCAAACTGTTGGTAGTAGTTTATATCTTGCTGGCTGGCCTGCTGGATATATACTTGAATATAATGATATAACTAAGTATTTTGGCTACATCACGCAGTATCAAGGTGCGCGAGTTCTTTCAAAATTCGCAGGACACTTAATTGCTGTTGGTGTAATTAATGGTTTAGGCGCAGGTGGGGAAGGAACTAACTTTGATAATACTCAACTATGGTTTGCGTGGAGTAAGGAAGGAGATTTTTCTACATGGAACGCAGTGGATTCAGGAGGACTCGTTACAGGAGCAGGAGGCGAACAGCTAGCAGATATCTCAGATATGTTGACGGGATTAGTAATCTCCAATTCTGTCGCATTTATCTTGAGAGCGGAGGGATTAAGTTACGCCACAGTTCAAGCAAATGCGAGTGTTCCATTCGACGTAAGCCACGTGGCATTATCAAAATTCGGTCAAGGCTGTCCAAGTACTAGCTTATGGACGCAATTTGATCAATTGGGATTTTATATAGGTCAAACGAATGTTTTCATGCTCTCTCAAGCTCCTCAAGCAATTGGGGATAAAATAGTCATGGCTCTGTTTCCTCAATTAATTAATATGGCTAATAGATTAAATGATGTACTTATTGGGCCTCCATATAATTTTCCTCTAGTTGGAAATCCATCGCCGTTTGAGGATAAATATTACAATAAAGTCTCTGTTGAACCTCTTACTTTTATGAACAATAATCGCGAAAATGTTGACTTTGGAGTGCTTATAGATAACTTAATATATATGTTTTCTCCCGTAGATGGAACATGGATGAAGCTAGATATGAATCCAGTCTTACCTCCAGAGTTGATAAGTGCTTTAACTTGGAGCATTAAAAAGCTTGTTACGTTACCACTTTGGAGTAGCGTAGGATATGATGGATCATATCAATCAAGAAGAGCACTCGTTTACGCACAACGTTTTACTAGTGGGCATTATCAAGCTCCAGAACTTTATGATCTTACGCCTCGTTTTTATTCAACAACAACGCAAAGTGGATACATTTGGTTTCCTGCTGAAGAGATATCTCTTGGAAGAGATATTACAATAGATGCTCTCTATGTGCTTATCAGCGCAGCTCCTGGGATTGAGATTGATTTTCAAATAGATGGATGGCAGAGAGATCAAAATGGAAATTCTGCATACGTTCAAGCGGCGTTTACTGGAAGTATTGTCACAGATGCAAGTGCATATCCAGGTTTTTATGAGGAGTATCAAGTCTTTAATGCAGACGGCTCTGCCATTACGCTTAAAGCTCCACAACTCAAGATTAATGTTAATCCTCAAAGTTCTTGGGCTGGTTATACTCCTCCTATACCTTATCCTATTTTTTCGCAACCTTTTATAAAAATTTCGAAAGTTGCAATGTTTGGATCATTTGATCCTAACCAGAGGCCAGTATGAAACTTATTAATGCGCAGCATATGCAAGCTAAGATTCATCCTGAGCATCTCAGATGGGCGCAGGCTATGTATCAGAATGTACTTTATATTCTGACTCAAGTTCCTACTCCTCCTCCTACGATGAGTTATAACATGGCTGCGCAAATTGAGTTAAAACGCAGAGCAAGGAGGCAAAATGCAGGTTAGTGATCTTTATCCGGGAATTAAGCGTTTACTTATGGGTAGATCTTTGACTAATGCTTTTATGGCTACTTATGTTCAAAAAGGAGTGTATGAGATAACGGAAAATTTCAAATTCCAAAAGCTTCAAACAAGTGGACCAGTAGTGCAACTTACTTCGCTTCAAGCGAACTATGATCCTCAGTTTTTTATGAGTTCTACTGATTCTGCGCAAAATAATGTAATTAATAAAATTAATTCATTATTTTTATACACAACATATTATGGTCCTTATGTGCCTGGAACTCAACCTGCGCTTGGAGGAAACTCTGGATATAACTTAACCTTCAAAACAGTTGATAACATCGAAGTTCTTATAAATGTGCCTGGAATGCCTATTTATTGGACGAGATTTAACGATCAAGTTTGGGTTGGATCTATTCCTGACAACAACTATAGCTGCTATGCGAGATATCAAAGAGAGCATCCGTTTTCTTCTCCTACCGTGGCTGATACTGATCCATTATATTTGCCAAATTCTTGGCAAGATATTCTCGAATACCAAAGCTCCATGAGAGCAGCTCAAGAGCTTAATCTTTCTACGAAAGTGTCTGAGTTTAATGCTAGATTAAATGGCGATAAGCAGTTTCAACAATCTAGAGGATTAGAAGGTTCGCCTGGTTTAATTTTTCAGCGTACTTCTCAAGAAAATAGAGATCAAACTACCTCGCGAAAGTCGTTTAGATTGAAAATGGGGAGTGTGTAACATGGGCAGCGTACCTTACGGAAATCCTGGTGGAGTAAATCAAACAGCGCCTCAAGCAACTGGTACTGTAGCAACTCCGGCTCAAATCTCAGGTGGTGGTGTGCCTTCTTCTTCAAATCCTTATATGTTCTCATCAGGTACTACAAATCCAAGTGGTAGCGGTGGTGGCGTACCTACTTCGTATGATCCAAATCAGCAGAATCTTCAAAAACAATGGACAGATATATATGGACAAGGTACAGGAAGCGCAATGCTTAATGAATATAATAATCTCATGGGCACAAATAGTGCTGCTTTTCAAGCATTACAAGCAAGCATGGCTCCTGTATTTGCTCAGCAAAATGCTCAATTCGGCCAAGGTATGGGAGCAGCAGGAGTTGGACCAAATTCTACAGTTCAAGCTTTGGGGCTTTCTAATCTTCTCGCGAATCAAGGAGCTACGCTCTCAGGCGCAGATGCTTCGATGATTATGCAAAATCAACAAGAGAGACTTGGCCTTTTACAAGGAACAGAGCAAGCATCTGCTGCTGAAGTTGCGCAGAGTGGATGGGATGTTTTTGGACAAGTAGCTGGTGCTATTGGCAATGTAGCAGGTGCTGTTATGGGAATGCCAGGAATTGGTGGATTATTTGGAGGAGGAGGAACTCCTGCGGGATTATATTCTCCATCTGTTACAGGTGTGAATACGCAACCAGAACTCTCTGGAGATTATAGTATTCCATCAGTTCCAACGGAATCTTTTTAGGATGATTTGTGGCGCAGCAACAAGAACCTAGTTCGCAGGATTTGACTCCTATAGCTCCAGCTCGTCCTATGCCTACTGGAACACTTGCGGATTATGAAGCAGATCAAGCTTTTTTAGCAAGAATTGGAATACCGAGTACAATACATTATGAAGGTTCGGATATTCCATCGAAGGGAGTTTCAAAAATGGCGCAATCTATTCCTTTAGGTGCAGTCCCAAATCCTGGTGCTCTTTTTGGAAATACTGTAGTTCCAACTCAAGCTATGACTGGAGGTGGAGGAGTTCCTTCTTCTACGCCTACGGCTGGATTAAGTGCTCAAGATTTAGATGATATTAATTCTGTAATGAAATCTGTATATACTCCTATAGATCCAAATATTATTAAAGCAGCAACTACACCTACAGCTGGTGCTGGAACTCCTTCCATGCCTTCATCTATGACGAATCCTCTTCCTGATTTTCAGCCTATGCCTATGATGCCTTCGAGTTTTTCTCAAGGAGTTGTGGGTAGAAAAGCAGCGCATCAAAGAGGAATTGCAAATGCTATAACTGGCGTTACGAATGCTGTGGGTTCTATTATAAGTCGTGAAGCAGAGCAAAAACATGAGCAAATTGCTTCATCTACGAAGAATCTTATAACAATGCAACAAGCAATAGATCAAGCGAAACAGGTTCTTTCTAATAATCCTAAAATGGACCCAAAGCAAGCTGCGGCGTTGCAGCAATCTATTGATAGAAATACAGAAAATATGAATAGAATTCTTTCAGATAAGAAACTGGCGAAAGCTATTTCGAAGGGATTAGATATATCCTTCACAGATCCTTCTGAGAACAAAACGCCTGAACATGAGGCTGTAGCTTCTGGAAAACAACAAGCTCAAGAAACAATGCAGCAACAATTTGCTCGTCAAATGCCTCAACAAGTTGGGCCAAATGTTCAGGCAATTCAACAACTTCAAGCTCAAATGGCTCAACAAAAAGCGCAAGCTGAAAGTGCGAAAGTTGTGTTTCCATATCTTGCGCAATTAAAGCGTACCCAAGCTGCATTTGGAGTTGAAGGCATGAAAGAAGCTGCTAAAGCTGCTATTGTAAATGCGAATTGGGCTAATAAATTTTCTATGCAAAATAGACAATTTCAATTTTTAGGCCAAATGCAAGGTAGAAAATATCAGGCAGAAGCTCAACTTCTTGATCGTAAATACAAAGATCTAGCTGCTGCCCAGAAAGAGATCTTTGACGCAAAATGGGATAAAGAAGGTCTTGGCAAATTATTTTCATCTATAGAACATCAAACAGATACTACCATAACAGCTGAAGAAGAACATCAAAGAAGGTTAGAGAATGATATGAGTTTGAATAAAATTCCAAGAGTTAAGATTCCCTCGAATCCTGATCAAGCTACAATTTCAGCTTTAAGAGCAAAATATCCAGAGCAAGTACTTGAATATAATATGCAACTTCAACAATCTCAAACAAGACTTGCTGATCTAAATCGCTATAAAGTAGATTTAGGTAAACAAATGGCGAGTGTAGGAGGTTTATTGGATGCCTCAGGATCAGATGACGATAGTGACACCGGAGGGGAGAGGGATCTCGACAGTGCCTATAGCTGGCTCAACTCCTCTCTCACCAATCCAGATGCCACCGGAGGAACTGGCGGAGCCGAAGCAGGAGATCTCAACGTCGGGGACCAGCATTAGTGCTGCGCGTTTTCTAGGCCCGATTGAAGCTGACGTTCAAGCGTTTCATAAACAACAAACTGAAATTAGCAAATATGCCGACTTCGATGCTTATGACAAAGAGGTAAAGAAAGTTATGCTTAAAGATACGAAATTAGATCCATTTAGAGTTCCAGCGTATGACGGTCTTATGAATTCTCTTCATAGGTGGAAAGTTATAGCATCTTCTACTGGTAAAATGACTCCAGATCAAAAAAGAGAAGTAGCTTCAAATTATTTTAATAAAGTAATAGTACCAATGTATCAAAGAATGGGATCTCAGCCTCCCTCTGAGAAGGTTTGGCAAGAGCAAGCGTATGATAGAGCTTTAAAATGGAATTTAGACGATGCGTATGATAATAATTGGAGTAGAGGTTATTATGAAGGCTTTAGACAATATGAAAATGCGATGAAGCTGGGTGTATCCTTTTTAGGAGGCATGGCGAAAGATTACTTTTCACTCTTTCCTTCAGGTATTCCTAAAGGTCAAGGTGTAAGAGAACACTATGAAGAGGAGGCGCGTAAAATTCCCGTAGTTGGTGGTTTCATGAAGTCATTAGATCGCTCTATTTCTCAAGATACATTCTGGCATGATATTCAACCTAATCATGGATGGGGAGATAAAGCTCAATCTCTTATTGCTGAGCAAACAATGATGCTTCCATTGTATTTCGCATCTGGAGGATTCGCGGGTGGTATAATGGAAGGATTAGGTACAGGAGGAGGTTTGACTGCAAAACTTCTTGCGAATCCTGCTGGTAAACTCGCTGGTCATTTACTTGCGAATGGTACGGAAGGTGCAGCTTATGGTTACGCGATGGCTAATGACGATGATAAAAAAGATTGGTGGAGAATGGCTATAGCTCAAGCAGTGTTTGGTACTGCTATACATTTTGGATTTGGAGGAGTTGGTAAAGTTTTTAAAAGTATAACTTCATCTTCAGCATCTAAAAAAGCTGCGGCAGATGTTTTACAAAAAGGATTAAAAGACGCTGACTCTGGCGATCTTAAAGAGAATCTTATACGTAGTTTAGGTGGTATAATGGCCGCTGGAGGTAGACCAGCAGCACATGAGTGGATTGATGCAGCTATGAATTTTGCAAGACATACAGAACATCTATCAGATCAAGATTATGGGCAAGCTGTACAAAATGCTATAAAGGAAGATCCTGCGCGAAATCATGGCGTAACTACGATAGGTACATATATAAAGAAATATGTAAAAGAGCATTTTGATGGAAGAAGTTTTGATAACTTAACAGGATTAGAGAAGCATGAGTTAGAGGTTCATGTTGGTTCTTTAATAGAAGAAGCAGGAAATAGAGTTCCTGAGACAGTACAAAGTGTTGCTAAACAAGCTGGAACTGACGCTGTAGAGAGTACTAAGAATGGAAAAAATCCTAACGGAGCGAAGCAAATAGCTGAAAGAGCTAATGAAATTCATCAAGAGAATGTAAAAAATGGAATGCCAGATACTCCTGAAAATAAAGCTAGAGCGCAGAAGATGGCTGAAATGGAGTATGCAGAAAAGAATGCAAAAGCTGCTGCTAGAGCAGCGAAGGCTAATGCTGCAAAGCCTGTAAAAGAGGCTCAAGATATAAATGCGCGAAAGAACGGGGCATCTTATCCTAAAGATACTCCAATTGGAATTCGCGTAAGTAAGCCTAAGTATGGGCATGGTGGAGTTAATTATGATCTTGAGTTTGAAGATCCTAGAGATAAAGCCGCATATATAATTGGAAATAGAGGCAAAAGTGCTGCGCATGATTCTATTGCAGAGTGGTATACTAGAAGTGGACCTATAACTGAAGCTGAAGCGCATTCGCAGAGAATTAAAGATTTTATTGCGAAAGCAATTAAAAAAGGAGCTAATCCTGATGAACCTATTAAGATTCCTAAGATTGGTGCGAATGCTGAAGTTAAAGTAAAACCAAAACCTACAACATCTGCTTCATCTCGCGTGGCTCCTACGGTATCTTATAGAACTACTTCTCGCGTATCTAAAACAGGAGAAAGAAGTGTCTCTTTTAACACGCAGCACTCTTGGATTGTTTACGCTAAGAAAGCTGTAAAAGAGGCTGGATTAAAATGGAATAATGAAGATATCCAAAAATGGCTCTATGAGATGGTTGATAATGATCCTAGAGAATTCGCGAAGGATCTCCATGAGCATTTTTATCCAAAAGATTTGAAAGATCAAGGAATTTGGTTTGAATCTCAGAGTACTCCTACATTAGGAAAAGAAGATCCAAACTTCTTAGCGTTTATGTATAATTATACCGATCAAATGCCAAAAGAGTTCGCTGAAGCTCTTTCTTATGCTATTGAAGAAACTGCCAAGTTTGAAAAGAATATGGAAGGAACTGTATCTACGGATCTTCAGAAGAATGAATATGCAAAGAATGTATGGAATCATGTTGCTGAAATGATCCATCATCCTAAATTTACTTCTGGAGAGGAAGCGAACATTTATAGAAGTTCTTATCCAAACATGCGTACTCCATCGAAATGGCAGGGATCTAAAACTCTTGCGGAAATTGAAGACAATGAGCGTAATATGATTAAGGAAATGTTCAAAGGTAATCCTACGGCAGGAAAAGCGGCTATGGCAGCATATGAAGCTGCTGCTTCAAGTAGAAGATCTGCTATTAAATTGAAAGATCCAGAAGCTAGAAAAGCTGCGAATTTCGCAATTGATGACGTTCTTGTAAGTACTGGAGAAAGGGAGAGGATGGAATTTTAATGGGTGGAGCAATAGCAGATGCGTTTAGCTCTCTTCTAAAGGGATTAGGTCCAGCGGTTAAAGAAGTAGCTACTGGCGAAAGTAAAGAATTCCCTGAGATGATGCAGAAGATTCCCCTAGGACGTAAAAGTTCTATGTGGGATGTTACTGGTGCTATGGATGATGTATTTAGAACTGGAGGTGATAAGGGAGTTAAAATTCAACAAATGCATAGTCAATGGCAAG